ATGGGGTCGCAATGGACAACTTTTATACCAATTATGAACACCCGTTCACTGAAAAACCAAGTATGGTTGTGCATGGGGACGACAATCTCGCTGTCGCTGAAGGCCATTATGGCTCGGCAGCACTCGATAGGCTGAAAGAGAATATGATCAGCTATTATTTGAGCATAGGTTGGACTGCGAAAGTCAAGATCTCGACGGATTGGGAATGCGTCGAGTTCTGTTCGTCCCTGTTTTGGCCAGTGGAAGGAGGGTACGTTCTAGGACCGAAAATAGGCAAGAGGCTGCCGAAAATCGGATTCTCACTTAAAAAGTTGACTTTGGGGGAAGTTAAGGGAATGCTCATCGGTTTGAGCATAGAAGCAGGCCATGTGCCTGTCGTGCGCAAGTATGCTGAGAAGTGTCTTGCGAAACTCGACCATGTGGAGGTTGAGCACGTTGTGGATGCAAGGTCCAAATACAAAAGTCTGCCAGTCAGCGCCCACAAATGTTGTGATGAAACCGACGTGTTCTTTTTAAGTCGGTATGGTATCACAATTGAGGACGCTGAAGAGGAGCTGGAGGCTATATTGTTTGGGGACCTGTTGGTATGTACTGAGTTCAAGTACTTGCCATTCTTCACTGAAGTCGACTTGTAAGTGTTCTGGGCGGGACACAATACATATTACACAACTACATACTACAAATGGATAATTACACTGGACCCGGTTGGTCCAATGGCAAACAACAAGAATCGGTCGAGTTTGGTGATCTGCCCCCGCTGTCTTACGGAGATAGTCAAAGCAGATTACATGACTCAGCGTATGCGCACTTTGGAGACAAGTGGCATCGTGAGGCGGCTGATGCGATCTATCGTGATCGACTTAAAGACGAGAGCGGCGCGTATGGCTACATTGGTCATGCGCCGCTGTATGGGAATTACGCCCAGGCCCAGGCAAAGAACCTTATGCAGAATGTGTATACAGGAGTTAAGCTAGCTGGTCCGGTGGGTGCGTTTTTCGGGGCTTTGGCGCATGAAGCGCAATACCTCTTTGACCAGAATCATCGTCTTGGAGGTCTCGCGAAGGAGAGGAAAGAAGTTCTGGATTATTACGGAACTGATCCCCTCAAAGAAACACATCAGTTCGAAAGAAAAGAGATAAATAATCCCACAAATTCTACCGGCGTGTTGGTTGATTTGCCGTTGTTGCCGACGAGAAAACGCGAAGTAGCACGAGCTGCTTTGCCTGAAATAAAAGAAAAAGAGAAAATGTACCGGAGTGATTTGTCGACTAGGACAATGAATGACTACCTTGTCGAGAAACGTGAACAAGGGGTTTATTCGCCGTATAGCAGCCCTGTGGGTGTATATCGGCCGTTAGGTAAGAAAAAGAAAAAGAAAAACAATTTACTCACTCTCCCTCGTCTATTCAAGTAGTACCCGCCCTCACAAAACACAAACAGAAAAATAATAAAAACAATTTTCTTAATTTTAAAGCTTATAAAATGGTTAGCCAAAAACTTAAACAAAAACAAAATAGCAAACCGAGAAAGATGTCGAAACGAGCTTCAGCACCGCGCGCGAGTTTTGGACCTGTCACGTCAATTAGCACGGCACCAGTATCGATTGGAAATAGCGTCAGCGGGTCTCGGCCTGTTGTCACTACTACTGTCGATGGGTGTCGTGTACAGGGGCGTGATTTTGGGTTCGAGCTAGCGGGTACGAGTTCATCGGTAACTGGTTGGACGCTTGTTGGTGGATTTCCCGTCACACCATCCGTCCTGCCTTCTTCAGCCCTGCGTTCTTACACGCAGATGTATGGGAAATTCAAGATTAACGCACTCAATGTTCATTACATTACGGCGAGTGCGACTTCGCAAACCGGCGACGTCATGTTCTATTACGAACGTGACCGAGCTGGTCCCTGCGTTGATTGGACGAATTCGTCCTTCTTGCCCTATATCTTGTCTGATCCTAATACCATAATTGGACCTCAGTGGATGAATCACACGTTGGTGGTTCGACCAACCGAGGGGTTCAAGTCTACGGACTATGGTGTGAATATCGACTTGAACGAAGAAGCTTGCGGCACGATCTTCATGTTTTCGAAGACCGCGTCAGCCAGTTCGCCTGGATACATCATCTTTGATTATGACATAACATTCAAGCAATTACAAGTTAACCCACGCGCCGGCGTTCTGCCGATTTCGCGTGGGCAGTGGAGCAAGGCCTGCATCGGAAATACGACGACTGCCGTTGTATCCGGCACTACAGCTGTTGCTGCTGCCCTACAAGGCAACAACATCACTAACGTGACTGCCGCCTTTCCTACTGGAGCTGCCGTCGGCGATATTTACAAGATCGTCTTCGACACTACTAACTCTACCATTGTGAATGCCGCGTGGACCAACGTTGGTCTCACGACATTGCTGCGCGCCGAAGTACCTGGCGGCAACGATATGGCTGTCACGATCGATGATGGGTTCACATGCTACGGCGTGTTGGACACCACCACTTCCGTAAAACTCTACCCTACTCTCGCTTCGATTTTAGCATCTGGTAATGCTTACACCTTTGGTGTCACTGCAACCATTTCCTACAATTTGTGCGTCTACATGTCTTACATTTCATCTCTCGCTCCTACAGCTACGCAATTCTCATATTAATTCCACCTTTTCATTAATATTGTCTCATAAAATTTCTGACTGTTGTCGGAACAAAAACTTAAAAACTATAACATCTTGAAAAATGTGGGTCCTGCTAGGCCCGCTAACAAAAACCATGTAAACATGACGTAAGTCCCC